AACCTTCACGCTCAGAGAAACGATCTTGGCCGTTAAGTTGGAGCTTAGCAGTAACAACTGGATTCTGACCCCAACAGTGGAGATCAAGAGAAGTTTCAGTAAGAACGAATGTTCCAGCATCAGATACAGTGGAGTTATCATTGTGTCCACGAGCCAAAAGTTCGATCTTAGCCATAATTTCTTCATTAGTCATACCAGTTTGGTCAAATCCGGGAACGGAAACACCACCTAAGTTGGGCTGGTTGTAAGGATTTCCAGGTCCGTGCCAGTAACCAGTGAAGTTAGCAGGAATATCATAATCAAGAGCACCAGCATCATTGAAAAGACCCTGAGCATCAATGTAAGCACGAGAATCAGCAGCTACAGCAGCAGGACCTCCAAAAGCGTGGATAGCATTTGGAAGAGCATCAATAGCATCTGTGTAATTGAATGGCTGAGCACCAAGAACCTTGAACAAAAGAGCATCGCAAACCAAAGATGAGCAATAATCTACGTTCTGATCAGGCTGTACAACCCAGATAAGTTCTTTAACGGGGTGGTTGAAGTTGAGTTTGATCTTGTTTGAAGAAGAACCAACAGATTCATCACCAGTGAACTGGAGCTGAGTAATAAGGTATTCGTGGGGATTCTGAGCAAATCGTCTACGTTCATCGGTATCAAGGAATACGTAGTCAACATACAAAGAAGCCGCAACAAGGGACTGATTGTAAGCAATAGCAGCTGGAACAGGACGACCAGGAGCATACTGATTTTTAGCATATGCGTTATAGTCTTCCTTTGTATTGTATCCGTTTGTAGGAACAGCACCAGAGTTGCAGCTCAAAGTTGTAACAGCCCACAAGCACTCATCAATAGGTCTGATATCTAAATTTATTTTAACTTCGTGATACTGCACATCACGATTTTACCCCACTTTTCAGTGTATTTTGTATTACAAGGGAATAGACTATATCTTAAGCCATCATTAGAGGTAATTAATCTCTTCAGACCCAAAACCGTTTAGTCGTTGAACCTTCTCCATACTCTATTATAACGAGCTTAGGAGCTTGGCTGCGGATTATCTATTTCATTAGAATTATCTAATTCTAATTCATACGAGGCATTTTTACCATATCTGAGTTCATTATCTCTCAGCCATTTTAAACTTTTGTTTAAAACTTGGTAGCCTACGTCTTTAAGAACTTCCCGCAATTTGGTTTTGTTGCCACAAGTTACATCTTTAGTAACATGAGACTAGCATCTGGGGACGATATAAATCGTTCTGAGCCCCTAACATATTTTCACTAAAACATAACTCATTTGTTTTAGTATGGATGCTTTTCTGCCCTGCAGTTTTTAAGGCGATTAAAGGAAGTGCCAAACCAGGATTGGTGCAGAACCAAAACTGAAGAGGAACATAGAGAGTTGTTTCAGGAAGAGCGTTTCTTGGAGCACAAACTTGACGAGGAGCCAAGGAGTCGCAAGGGCCGTCAACTTCAGAGAAAGAAGGATCGGTAATGAATGTAAGCTGAGTAGTATTACCAATCATCTTGAAATATCCACGCTGCTGTTCAGCAGTCATAGTAAGCTGATTCCAGATGTGCATCCAATCACCATACTGACGGTCGATACGCTGACCACCGATTTCAACTTCAACTTGAGCAATGAGCTGCTCTCCAGGATAATCTAACCAACGAGCATACACACCGGAACCAACACCAGAGGCAAATGAGGCAATACCCATAAGCTGGTTGATTTCAGGCAATGTAACCTGTAAATATGTTCTATAGGCAAGATCGCCGTTTCTGCTGATGGTGCATTGAACTCTGCGTCCAAAATCAGCCTGTCCATTGAATGTTTGTTCAATAGATTCAATTGCGAAGTTAGTATATCTACGATAAGTAACTTTCCAAAAAGTAATTTGAGGATTACCTGTACATTTTCCTCTACCTTATTTTTCAATAAGGATTAGACTATATCTTAAAACGAATTTATAGTTGTTTTAATTCAGCAAGTTTTTCATTAAATATAAATTCGCTCGAAAACCATTTAGTCGTTGAACCTTCTTCTTTAAATTTTTCCAATTTATTTACAATATATTTTACTTGTCCCATATCTATCAATTTCTTAGATGAATTATAATTTATTGTTACTGGCATTAAATTTGACCAATTCCAACATTTTAATTTTTCATCTTCAATTGTTAAATTAAATTTACACACAGGTATTATATGATCAATTGACCAAAATGAACCATAATTACCCCAATTCATTTCTTCTGTAAAATTATATTCAAACCACTCTCTTAAATATTGAATATTACATCCAATATAATTCATAGTTGTATCATTTTTAATAAGAACATTTCTTAATCTGGCTGCTAATGATTTTTTAATTCTATAATTTATATTTGTATTATGTTCAGAAGCGGTTTTTTGTTCTCTTAAAAATTGAGGATAACAAGATTTACAAATCTTTTTTTTATAATATTTTTTCAGTTTAGCAAAGCTATTTAAAGCTTTATCTACTTGGCATTTTTCACATTTTACAAATGTTGTTTCTGCCTTAATATGTCTAAGATTGTTTTTTCTTATTTTATCCATTTCATTCAAACAACTTTTACATGTATTACTAAAATTTGTATCAGTATATTTTCTGTATCGGTCAATTGAATAACTAATTTCACATTTACTACATACTTTCTGTGCGCAAGACATTTATTTATCTTATATATATATTGTCTTTATATTGTTTTTTTTAAAGAAGCTTGGATGCTCATTGCCCATTTCAACCAACTATTTAAGCTGGCATCATTTTATTCATTTTTACTATACCCAAGGTTTTTGTCTTGGCCACAATTTTTTCACAAAAATTGCTTAGTAGAATAAATTTTAGGGGTTTCAAGCAGTTTGATTTTCTCACCAGGGCTTTTCAAATCATTATTGATTTCCCTGATTAACAACAGTGGTATTCTTTAATTTAGAATTTCCACAAAAGGCTTTATGAATATCTTATTTATTCGATATTCCCTGTTGTTTTTCTACCCTACAGGTTTTTAAGGTAAACATCCTGCGATGATCCCTATTATTTCTAATAGGGCCAGAGTACACCTTAAGAGATTTCAAGTCCGAATGACCATCATTAATCCCCGATTGCCGTCTACTCGTTGAACCTTTATCTTGAATCTATCGGTTTCCACCTTTTAGAAAGGTGGAGCCAAAAATTAATTTTGGCTTTAATTGTTACATTAGATGTATTTAGTGCCACCTTTCTAAAAGGTGGGATACAAGATACTTGGCTGCGGATTGTCCAATCTTTCACATTTTTACCATACCCAAGTTCCAATCTTGGCCACTTATATATCACTATATAAATTTGGTAGTGAAAGCTCTAAGGAGTTCCCCGACAATTTGACAATCTTGCAAATCAAACAAATCTATTTCATATATTTGTTACAATTGATTTACTAGCGAGTTACATAATTGAAATATTGAAATTTCAATTCACATATTTACACTGTTTGTCTACTATGGCGATATGTGATCCATAGTAGCAGCTCACTGTTGATGCCCAGTATGTTAAGCACCATAAGCCACGAGTTGCATTAAACCGCCTCCCATTTTATACATTCCTAAAAGAAAAAAATTTTCGGAATTATAATTTATTAACTTATTTTATAAATTAATAAAATCCTACATAATTAAGATAATATATTATTAATATCCGCATTTTCCTTCATAAATATAGATAAATATGATTCGTCAAATACTTCTTTTTTTCCTTCATGGTTTTTTGTAAAAATATATGAATCTTTTCTTTTTTTTATAGACCAACCATTTTCTAAAGCATTAAATAAAAAAACCATTTTTTTAAACTTCAATTTATCTATTTCTAAATCTTCTATCTTTACTTCTATATCCATTAAATTACTAAATGAAACTATTTTTTCTATTTAAACTACTTACTAAATGGACTTCCAGTTTTCCTAAACTTATAATATTTTGAATAATGTTTTTCCTCATTATCTAAAGCATATAATGTTGTTTTTACTATATTTTCATTGTTATCTGAATAATAAACATTTTGTATTTTATATCCCTTTTTAATTGATAGTTTTTTCATCATTTGTATACAATTATTACAAGGCTTACTTGATTGTAATTTATTTTTTCCTGAAACTCGTATAACTAACAAATTTATATTTTTCAATTTGCGCTTTTTATTCGGTATTAATTTTAGTAATGCATCATGTTCTGCGTGTATTCCTGGTTTTAATCCTTCTGTATCTCCCATCTTATTTACACCATACGATAGTATATTAGCCTTTTTCAAAAGATTGTTTCCCTTGTAAAACACATGATACGTGATTATATACTCCGCACAAACAAGAATTAATATTTAACTCTCCGGTTTCATATAAATTTATGTCTGTATTTATAGGTAAACAAAATCGCTTTATAAACATCTTATCTAATAGATTATTCATTTTATATAATTAATAATATATATTAATTTATTTCAATTTTTTATCAGAAAACTACGTTTACTGACAATTATATATTTTCTAAATTATTAATTAAACAAATGTTATTCTTTATAATATATATACTTTAAATGCCATCTTTTAAACCCAAGGCAAATAAAAAAATAAAGGTATGTAAAAAATATTTAACCACATTAGATAAGAAACATAAAGAATTTGTTAGTGATTTTGTAAAAGATGAAGAGGATACAATTCCAGCATTAAAAGAAGAATGTTTCCATTTAAAAGAACAACTAAAGAATGAATCAAGTTTACCGATTGAACAAGTAATGGAAATGAAAGATAGAATTAAGGATATAAATGACACAATAAAAGAGTTAAAAAACAAAAAAAACGACTATTTTTTAGATAACTCTAAATTCATATTTGAATATTTTGAAAATAAAAAGAATATTAATAATAGTGAAGAAACTAACAAACATACATCCAAAAATCAATTACTTTTTAATATTTTCAAAGTA